TGAATAATTAATATAAATATTTTCATTAATTTCTCCTTTAAAAAATAAATTTATCTAATTCGTTATCTATCTCTTTGTTTTCTTTATCTTCTTTATACATTTCTAGCGCATCTAAAAAATCTTGCAAATATTCACATCTTTGTCTATGACCGGCACAGATTAGAACAATAAAAAGAAGTATAAGGTGTAATTTCCTTTGGTTCCCACCAACTTTTTTTATTTTCAAAAGTTTCTATTTCCTCTATCTTTGCATTTATAAAAGCTTTTGTTTCATTTTTTCTTTCTTCAGTAAAATCATAATAACAAATATAATCTTTAATAGTATATTTTTCTTTAATTGATGAAGGCAAATCTTTAAAACTGTTATCTTGAATTGCTTTTTCTACCATTAATTCTATTTCTAATTCACTATATTTTTTTAAAGCTTTTAATTCTTTTGTTATATCAGACTTTAATTTTTCTATTATATATCCACGTTCAGCAATAGTAGTTCTTATATTACCATTTTTTAATTTATAACTAATTTCAACATATTTTAACATTTCCCATGCTAAATCTTTAACTTTGTATCCTAGTTGTTCCATAGCCAATCCATATAAAATTAATTGTCTGCCTTTTTCTTCTAAATCAGCATTTGTAAATTTACTGCTAGTTTTATAATCTCTAATAGAAACAGTGCCATCTTCATTATAAATAAGCAAATCTATAATTCCTTGTAAATAATGACCATTTATTTCAATTAAAAATAATTTTTCAGTTTCTACTTTATTATATACTGGTGCCTTATAATTTTGAGCAAAAGATATAATATCATTTTTCCATTTTGTTTCTATACTTTCTGTTGGAAATTTTATATCTAAAAATTTAGCTTCATCTAACATTTTATTTACTTCTTTTGGAAAGTCTACTTTTATTCCATTTTGTATGTTTTCTAAGCATTTATGTATTCTTGTTCCAGTAAAACCATATATATTATCTTTTCCCCTTAAATGTTCTACATAAGTTTGCCAATATTCCCAACCACATTCATCAGCAGTATTAAGTCTACTAATTGAATAAATAGTATTTCCTTCTTCTCTTAGTTTATTTATTTTTTCTTTAATATCCAATTATTCAGCCTCCAATCTTACAAAATCAGCCTTAGGAACTTCATCTTGTAATATTTCAAATTTATAAGTTAAAGGTTTATAATTATTCCATTGTGGAATTTCAACAAAATAGATATATTTTGCATTAGCCTGGTCAAACAAACTCATCCAATCATCTTTATAAAATTCTACCCTTAGGTTTTTAAATTCTCCTAAAGCTCCATCTAAATTACCAATATCTTTATTTATAATATCTGCTAATTTTATAGTAAAAATTCCTAGTCTATTTTCTACTTTTTTAATATCTCCTATTTTCATAATTCTATCCTTTCTTTATAATTCCAGCTTCAATTAAATCAAATATCACATCAGGAATGAGCCAATCTTTATTAATACAAAAATCTACCCACTCTTCTTCTGTACAATCACAACTGTCACAATACATAAATCTAACTCTATTATCATTATTATCCGTATCATTAACCAAAATAGAACAATCAATATCATCTCCTATTTCTTCAACAGTATAATAATAAATATCATAATCATCATAATGATTTTTCCTAAATCCAAAATCTTCCAATTTTCTCAAATCTTCATTGTCTACTATCATAATTTTCTCCTAACTCCATTCAAAATTTTTACAAGGTCTTATACCTTTTTTACAATTTCTACCCAATTCTGCATATCTACAATCATAACAAGTAATTGGTGGATAGGTTTCACATTTTGTACAAGGAAAGAAACCTTTTCCATAATATTGTTTATATTTACATTTTTTACATTTATCTTCCATCTTCTACCACTTCACTTAAATCTTCATAACATTCTTCTGGAGAAGCTCCTGAAAAACTCCTTTTTAAATAATCATGCCCACCATCTACTGCACATTGTCTACAAGAGCACCATTTAAAATCATGTCTATTATTACTCTCTATAATATCTCCACAAGATTTACATTTTATCTTATTACTAATTATCATTTTCATCATCCCATTCTTCATAATAATCATTGTATTCTTTTATAATTTCTTTTACAGTTTCCAAATCTAATTCTATCCAAATCCCACTTCCTAAAGATAACACCATACTATCTTCTGAACAATTAATCACCATTTTCTTCCCTCCATTCATTATACATATGAATTGCCTCACTATACCATTCCCAATTATCAACACCATTACTTTCTAATGCTCTTAAAAATAAATTATCATCATATAAGCTATCTAATTCATTAATTAAAAATTGTCTCTCTTCACCCTGATATTTTTCTTTAATAGCTAAAAGTATTTTATCATAGTTGCTCATAATCTCTCTCCTTGTTTATATAAGCTAGAACATAATCTGTTATTCTATCTAAATTCATTTCTATTTGTTTGTAAATATCTATTTTTTCTTTTTTACAATTTTTAAATAGTCCACTAACTATAACTTCATATTCTGCTCTACTCCAATAATTATATCTAGCCCAGTCTTTTATATATTTTTTTAAGCTTTCTCTATCATTTATAGTTGCTTCATCCAATTCATTAATAAAATTAGAATTAAATATATTTAATTTCTCTATTTTATCAGAATTAAAATTATAATATAAAACATTCCATTCTAATTTCATATTCAAACCTCTTTATCTTTCTTTTTTAACTTCTTTATCTATATATGTTAAATATCTTATAAGCTTTTCTTTATCTTCTTGCTCAAGAACTCTACATTGCTCTTTATATATTTTAGCAACATTTTCTACTGCTTCTAAAACATTTTCATCTACTTTTATATTTTCTTTAAAACTTTTATTATCCATTTATTACTCCTTTCTAAAACAACAGTTTTTTAATAATTTTTCAAAATTTTCTTTTCCAAAATCTGTAGGAGAAGCTTTACTTCCTTGTGGTATTACTATATTTTTATTATCGTATATACAAAATATTTCCTTATTATTATTAAATATACCACCTTTTAATTTATCACATTGGGACATTATATGTTCAATACTAACTCCTTCATCTAATGCAATAATCACTTTCTTAACAGGTAAAGATTTTATTATTCTTGCTTGTTTATCTGTAATTGTACAATTTCCAAGAGCTAATCCATTATGATAACCATAACTATCTAGTTGCATTACAAATTTTTCACTTTCCCCAATTATTACATATTCGCTTTCTTCTATTGTTTCCTTATTTTCATACAATCCATAAAGATAATTACCTTTTGGAAAATTTTCTAAAGCTTTCCATTTAGGATTGTTCCCAATATCCGAAAAATTATATCTGCCAGTTAATCCAACAAGTTGACCTTTTTTATTAAACCAAGGAACAACAATTCTTTGTGTTAATGTATCATATTTTATATTAAATTTATACTGAGTTTGTAACGAAATATTATCTTTTAAAAATCGTATATTAGGATGATTAACAAAATTATTCAATATATCATTTGAAATAATATTTTCTTCTTTATTTTTACAATGTTTTACTCTTTTATATATTCCATTAAAAATATATGGAGTTTTAATGTTGTCAAAATCTTTAATTCCCAGCGCTTTTAATATAAAATTTATAGTCTTATTTAAGTTCCAATTATTATGAAGGCTAATTAAATAGAATAAATCTCCACCAACACCTTTGCTAAAAACATAAGATTGTAATGTGTCACAATTAATACAAACAGAAGTAGGATTTCCACCTTCATAATAAGCACATCTAATTTCCCTTTTCTCTTCAGAAAAAGAGATGGTATGAAAATCAGTTAATTCTAATATTTTTACTATCTCGTCTGGGTTAGTTATAAGATAATTCTTTAAAATTTCAACTGACATTCTTCCATCTCCTTTTATAATTTATTTTCATCTCCAACATCACAGAAACCTATTTCTTTCCATTTATTAAATCCTGGCACAAATTCATAAATAACAGATTGACCTACTTCTCCATTTCTACTCTTACAATGAAAAAATATTTTATAATGTTTTCTGCTATCTCTTTGAATTGGAATTTCTTGTTTGATTTTTGTTCCATTTTCTTCTATTTGAAAATTATAAGGTTTTATATCTTGCTTATCTCCAGTGTATTCATCTCTCCAAATATCTCTAAACATGAAAATTTCTTCATATATTTCAGAAATTTGCTTACTATTAGATAAAACACTTTCATTTAGCCATCTAATTCTACCCTTTGTAGAAAGAGCAATTTGAACTGGAGTAATAACTGCAATGTTTTCTTTTGAAGCTATTTGAAATAATTCTTTACTATCATTTAAAAATGATTGCCATACAACATCTGTAGTTGCATCAACTTTAAATGTATCGTATATAAATAATTCAAATCCTTGTCTTGCTAATTTTTTTATAGTTCTTTTTACATTCTTCATACTGTAGTCATAAACCCTTTGAAATATTACATAAGGTTTATATTTTTCTTCAATAATTTTATTGGCTTTTTTAAACATTTTCCAATCTTCTTCATTAAAATCTAAATCTTTTAATTTACTTCTGTCAATATTCCAATAGTCTAAATCATTTGTTAATACATGCAAATATAATAAATCTTTAAATACTATACTATCTTGCTCGTTACTGATTATACAAACTTTTATTTCTTGGTCAAGTAAAGGTGTTATTATGTTTTCAAAA